TGTCTTTTCGCAGAAAGGCAAAGTTAGCGGGGGTTATAAGGTTGCTAAAACGCAACAAAGCGTTTAACATCAAAAAATGAAAAAAGCACCCAAACAAATTATTGCATTTCTGCGTAATCCAACCACTTGGAACGCCGATGCGTTTGAAACCGCCATCAGGAACGAAGTGGAAAATTCAACGGGTGCGTTAACTGCATCTGATGAACTGCTAATTGGTTCTTTGGTTTTGGTAGTGGAAACTTTGGTACAGGCGCACATTGGATTATTGGAAAAAGGCGCGATTTACCACTACAACGCGGGGGATGCACCAAGCCCCTATTACAAGATAAGAACCGAATCAATGGACAAAGCGATAAAGATTCTTGCCGAACTAGCATTAGTGGCAAGGGGTCGCCCAAAGATTAAAAACAAGGCATCCGAAGTAGATGAGTTATTCGCAACTGCTTGAACCCGCTTTTCAATATGCTAGGGGCGTAACCCTTGGCGATATAACTGCTTGCGAAGATGTACGGTTAGCCGCCCAAAGATTCCTAGATATGGTGGAACGGCGGGATGCGCCTTATGAGTTCGTACCCGAAAAAGCCGAACACATTTTAAAGTTTGCCAAGTTTTGCCGCCATGTCAAAGGTGCTGAAGCGGGCAAGCCTATTAACCTACAACCGTTTCAAGTTTTGTTCTTGGCGGCTATTTATGGGTTTAGGGATAGGAAAGATAAAACCGTTCGTTGGGTAACTGATGTAATTTTGTTTGTGCCGCGTAAATCAGGCAAGACAACTTTGGCATCAATCATTGCACTTTATGAATTACAGTTTGGGGATGCGGGTGCTGAAGTTTTTACTTTGGCGACCAACCGCGAACAGGCAAGTATTTGCTTTGATTCATCTAAAGCCATCATTGAAAACATGGTGCATGAGTTTCAGCAAAAGTTTGTTGTTTACCGAAGCGAACTAAAGAAGGCGGGTGATTCCACTTCTACTTACCGTGCGCTATCCCGTGAAAACAGAAAAACAGGCGATGGTAAAAACCCATCGTGCGCGATGATTGATGAAGCCGCGCAGATTACAGAACGGTCATCTATTGAGGTTCTGCATAGCGGTATGGGGGCGCGTAAGAACCCTTTGCGTATGTACCTAACAACCGCATCGTTTACCCGCGAAACCAAGTTCTTTGAAGATTTAAACCACTTACGCACGGTGTTACGCGGCGCGGCAGAAGATAACTACCGTTGGTTTGGTTTACTGTATTCGATTGATGCGGGTGATGAATGGTCGAACGAAGAAACTTGGGCTAAAGCCAACCCGATGCTTGGCATATCGGTTACTACCGAACACATTAGGCACATGGCGCACGAAGCGCAATCTAAGCCCGCAAGCCTTAACGAATTTCTTTGTAAGCAACTGAACATTTATGTTTCAGCAAATAGCGCGTGGGTCGATAGAAGGTATTGGGATGATTCAGTTTGCCCTATGCCTGAAGATAAACCCGAATCAACTTTTATTGCGTTTGACTTGGCATATTCCCGCGACTTAAACGCGGTTTGTACTTTGCACCGATATTCGGAAGAAAAGTTCTTTGCAGAATTCCAATTTTTCTTACCCGAAGAAAGTTTAGACCTAATCCCAAATCACTATAAATCTATCTTTCTGCAAGCCCATGCAAGCGGCATATTGCGGCTTACGCAAGGCAATGTAACCGACCTTAACGAAGTAGAAACCTACATCAAGCAACAATGTATTAAGCACAATGTTAAAGAAATCGGCTACGACCCGTACAACGCCGCGTCATTGGTTGCTAATTTGTATTCCGAGGGTTTACCCGTAAAGAAGGTTGGGCAGGGAATGGCGGTTCTATCTAACCCGTCTAAAACCGCAGAACAATTGATTTTGAAAAAAGGAATCTTGCACGATGGCAACTCGTTTGTTGGTTGGCAATTAGCCAACGCCGAAGTTTATACGGATGTAAACGGAAATGTCAAAGTTCGTAAGAATGAAGCCGATACATCCGCAAAAGTTGACGGAATTATTGCAATGATTATGGCTTTGCATTGCCATCTAGACAATGTTTTTATTTCTGATACATTTGGATTTAGAAGTTTTGAATGGTAAACCATCAAGAAATTGGGTAAAAACATGGCTATTTTCGACATTTTCAAGCGCAATAAAGACCAAAAAAACGAATCCAATGTGTTATTTGGGCAATCTGCGCTAGGTAATAACATTGTTTATCAGGGTTCTAAACAAGCCCCAAATGTCAATACTCAGATTCTTTATGTAACCACAGGCGCGACCAATAACGCGGGTCGCCCCGTGGATATGTCGCTACTTACGCGCAATAGCACAATCATTGCTTGCGTTGCGGCAAAAGCCCGCGCCCTATCCCAATTGCCTATTCGCGTAGTTAGCCAATCGGAAGATGGTACTTATGTCGATGCCATCAAATCGCCGCTAGTGGGCGCACGGGATAAGGCTAAAGCCAAGCAAGTGGCAAACCTTTTGGCACAACCCAACCAATTCCAAAGTACCTATGAATTTTGGTATCAATGGCTAATGTGGTACGAACTTGCGGGCGAAGCATTTACCCTTTGGTGGAGAAAAGACCAACAAAGTACAACGGAAACCCCGTTAGAAATGTACTTGCTTGATTCAACCCTAATTGCCGTAACAATCACCCCTGCGCGTTACCCATCGTATCGTTTGAGTACGCCTAGTTACGGTTTTAACCGTGATGAACCGCTGAACTTTAACCAAGTGATGCACATTAAGGAAATGAACTGGCAAGGTTCTGCGGGTTTTAACAAAGGCATTTTGGCGGCAGAACTTGTTTCGCTAGACCAAGATATTGACCTTTACGCCAACTACATCATGCAGAACGGCGCAAAGCCAAGCGGCATGTTTACTACCGAAAGTGTTATTCCTGATGGCAAATACAAAGAAATCGCCGCCCGCTTGAAAGAAGCATGGTCGGCAATGGTTTCTAGCCGCCCAAGCGACCCAAGTAAGGCGGGTCAGGGTATGTTACTTGACCAAGGCATGAAGTACACCCCGTTGGATATGCTGACCCTACAGGATACCGATGCGGCTAAGTTAAAAGAACAAACCATGAAGCGGATTTGCGGTTTGTTTGGCGTACCCGCGGCAATGATTGGCATTGGGGATTCCAAGTACAACAATACGCAAACAATGATGGATGAATTCTATAAATCCACAATGTACCCAACTTTAATTAACATTCAGCAAAAATTAAAGCAACATTTGTTTGTTGGCTACCCTAATTTGTGCATTGAATTTGATACGCGCAATTTCTTAAAAGGCGCACCGTTAGACCAAATGAATTTTGCTACCGCGGGCGTTAGTAATGGAATTATGACCCCCAACGAAGCGCGTGAATACTTGGGGATGCCAAATATTGACGGTGCTAATGAACTTGTTGATAAAGGCGGGAAAGATAAGCCGATTGTAGGAACATCCCCGCAAGATACGGGCGGGGGCGGTGGAAACCAAACCCGAAAAATGAATATCGGCAAGTGAAAATAAATTGTCCACTATTTTTAAATTAGTGATAGCATCCTTGGCAACATATAAGCCAAATACAGAACCGCCCCCCAAAAGAGGGCGACCCCCTAAAACAATATATGACATCGACCGAACTAAAATCGATGAGGTAATCTATGACCGTAAAAAACCTGATGATGGTTTGCGAAGCCAAATTAGTTTTGGAAAAGCAGGGCGAAAGCACAGGAAAAATTGAAGCAACCGTAACTACTTGGGGTGCGCGTGAAGGCGCAGACGGTAGGCGGTTTAATTATCAACCCGAAGGTTTTATGCAATGGGCAGAAGATTTTTCTGCATCAGGTCGCCCCCTACCCATGTTTGTGAATCACGATGCGGATGCAATCCCCGTTGGTCAATGGGATGCGTTCGAGTTTGACGATACAGGAATGAAAGCCGAAGGGCGTTTGTTTGTCAATACTACGATGGGTTCTGACCTTTACAAAGTAATGCAAGAATCACCCGCTATGTTTGGCGGCGTTTCCGTTGGTGCATACGCCGAAGAATATCAAATGGTCAATGCTGAAGGCGAACCCGACCAATCTGATGAAGCATATTTCCAAATCACAAAAGGCGGCTTGCGCGAAGTATCCGTAGTGATGTACCCCAACAACCCAATGGCAGAAGTTAGCAAGTTGGAATATTTCCGCGCTGATGGTTCTGCCGATTTAAAAGTTTTAGAACAAGCCTTGCGTGAAGTTGGGCTATCTAAAAAGGATGCGGTAGCCGCCGCATCTACGTTCAAAAAAGTGTTAGAACTGCGCGATGTAGTTACAACGCCTATTGAAATTGCGCCTATTCTGAGTGAATCAGATGCGGAGGCTACCGAAGCGGAAATTCTCGCGGCTTTAGAAACCCGTGAACTTCTTAAAATTCTTGATACCAAAATTAAAGGTTAAATCATGTCACAAGCAATCATTGAAAAACTGGATGCTATCGAAGCCAAGCAAAGCGAAAGCATTGCCGCCGTTGAAGCAAAAATCCCCGCCGCCGTTGAAGCAATCAAACTGGAAATGCAAGAAACCATTTCTGCTTTGGAAGCCAAAGTAGCATCTATTCAAGCCCCCGCCATCATCAAGCCCGCTACAACCGTGCGCGGCGATGTAAACCGTTCTGTTAAAGAACAATTGGCTTCTTTCTACAAAAGCAATGCCCGCGTAGAAAAAGAATTGCAAATTTTTGCAGATGAAAGCCAACGCGATGCGTATATGCGCGAGGCATCAGCATTGACAGGCTCAGGTAACAACCAAGGTGGTCGCACCGCCTATGACCCCGTGTTTGCCGCTTTGCGTTTGGGTAATCCAATGCGCGGTTTGTCACGCACCGTTGCTACCGATGGTTCTTCTTATCAATTCCGTGTCAAAACTGGTAATGCGGGTGCGGCATGGGGCTATGCAATTCAGAACAACGGCGCAACTACTACTGAAGATACAAGCATTTGGCAATTGGTTTTGCAAGACCTGAACGTGCAATTCCCAATCCGTACCGCGGCTTTGGATGACATTGATGGTTTGGAAGCCAATGTTGTTGACGATATGTTGATGGAGTTTTCACAAAGTGAAGCCTTGTCAATGATTCAGAATAACGACCAAGCGGCACAATCAGGCACTAACCCTTACGGCGGTACAAATGGCTTGCGCGGCTTAGACCAATATGCGGGTGCTAACGCTACCTATACGGGTGGTACTTGCACTACGGCGGCATTTGGTTCTAGCGGTACTGGTTCTAATACTGGTTTGCATAGCCTTGCTACTTATGACCAACTTACCACTAACGCTAACACCGTTGGCGCAAACAACATTAACTATGTTGACGTAATCAATACTATTTATGCTTTGCCACAACAGTATTGGACACCATCAACTAAGTTTATGATTAACCCAATTTTGTTAAACGCTATTCGCGCATTGCGTGATACAAACGGCGCACCAATCTTTAATCGTAACGAAGGTTTGTCAGTTGAAGGCATCGTAGGTCAATTGTTGGGCTTTGATGTTGTTGTTAACAAGTATGTTGATAACCCATCACAAGCCACTACGGGTTCTGCGGGTACAAATTCTTTGTATCCAATGTACTTTGGTGATTTCACACGCGGTCATACAATCATCGACAGATTGAACATGATTATGCGCCGCTACGACCAAACGGCCCCAGGTTTTATAACCTTTTTCGGGGAAAAAAGATTGGCAACATCCGTTCGGGACCCTAACGCGTTAATTCGTTATCGTTCAACTGGTACTGCTACTTAATTGCGTTGCCATTAGCGGGGGGCGAAAATCCCCCGCTTTTTTTAAACAGGAATTCAAAATGTCTATCACCGAAAAAATCTTGAACGGAATCAAACAAGCCATCACCGAAGGCGGCAAAGTAAATATCGATTTGCGTGAAGCAAGTGCAATTACTGGTTCGGGTTCGGGTGTCGGTGGTAATGTTGTTTTTGATGAAGCGTTTGCGGCTTTGCGTCAAGCAAACCCTTTGCGTCAAGGCTCACGCCAAATCGCGGTTGCGGGTTCTGATGCCCAATTCGTTGCCAAAACTGGTAACGCCGCAAATTCTACAAACCCTTGGGGTTACACATTTACGCCTGATAGCGGTTCGCCTAATGTGAACACTTCTATTTGGCAATTACCCGTGCGCGTATTGGTTGCACAATTGCCAATCAGAACGGCGGTGCTAAGTGATGTTAATGGACTTGATGCAACGCTTGTTGAAGATTTGGCACTTGAGTTTGCACAACTTGAAGGTCAATCAATGGTTCTTAATAGCGACCAAGCGGGTAGCACAACTACATCTACTGGTGCTACTAACGGTTTGCGCGGTTTGGATAGTTACACTAGCGGGGCTTCTAGTGCTTTCGGTACTAGTGGTACGGCTATTACAAATGGCATACATACTATCGCTACGGTTAGTAATGGCGGCACTACGGTAACTTACAACAAAGTTGTAAACATGGCTAACGCGTTGCCCCCGCAATATTGGTCGCTAGATTCAACTGCTTGGCACATTAGCCCCGCAATGATTCAAACATTGCGTCAATTAAAAGATACGGCGGGTTTGCCCTTGTTCTTGGAATTGGGCGAAAAAGATGGTTGCGCGATTGGTCACATTTTTGGTTGGCCCGTTATTCCTAATCCTTACCTTTCTACAGATTTTCCAATCTACTTGGCAAACTGGAATCGGTTTTTGACAATTGGTGATACCGAACAAATGACCGTGCAAATGTTTGAACAAACACAGGCGGGTTTTGTAACGATGTACGCAGAAAAAAGAATGGTAAGCACCGTGCGCGACCCATTTGCGGGCGTTCGTATGTCTGCCGCCTAAAAGGGGGCTTGAATGTCAGTAAATAGCGATTTACTAGGTGCGCCTTACGGGGCATCTACCCGCAATCCGTTCAGTTATGTAAAAACAGAACAGATTAACCGCGATGTAGTTACGCCTTGGTTAACCTTGGATGAAATCACAAATCAAATAAATTTGTTTGAAGATGAATCACAAGATGGTTATTTGCAATCATTGGAACTTGCAGTTCGCCAAGCCATTGAAGATTATTTAGGTCTATCTATTTTTTCAGTTACCTACCGTGTTTGGTATGGTGCTGAAAACCTAGCCGCATCGCCCGTATGTTTGGATTTGCCCGAAGTATCGCAAAACCAATACCCCGATATGTCAGGCGTAACAATTGAACGCGTAGCGTATTGGGATAACAGTACACCGCCCGTTTTAACTACTGTTTCTTCTACTCAATACTATTACGATGCAAGCGGTAACAAGGTAATTATTCAATCCTTGCCGACTACTATCAATAGCCAAATGACTGCACCAATTATTTGCGAGTACACAACCGCACCTAATCCGTTGCAAACTTATCCCGTTATTAAGCAAGCGGGTTTGTTGTTGTTTACGCACTTGTATAACAATCGTAGCAATACAACCGACAATCAGTTAAAAGACATTCCATTTGGCGTATCTACATTGCTACGCCCATACAAACCATTGGTGATGTAAATGGCAATTGCACGGTTTGAACAAATTACAGTCAATAATTTGGCATTTGCTAAAAGTAGTTTTGGCGAACAAACAACCGCGCAAACTACTTGGTTTCGTACCCGTGCGCGTGTTCAATCCGTTGCCAATAGTTTAAAGATTTCCGAAAAGTACCGCCTTTATCAAGATGTAGTTAATTTTATTTTGAACTACACCCCAAACACAAGAACAATGGTTCGCAATCAAAACCTTTATTCAATCAATTACAACGGTTACGATTGGCGTATTGATAACATCCGTGAATCTGACGATAGGATGACCGTGGTTATCTTGGCTTACAGAACTGACCCAGTTACGGCGGTGTAAATGGCAACGCAACAAAATCCAGTTCAATACGGCAAAGCGATTCAGTTTCAACTGCAAAGCATTGTTACGCCCGTACCCGTTTATGCGGCGTTTAACCGTAACTTTGCTACCGAACCCAAGTTCTTGGTTTGGATGCTAAGAAATGTTCATCAAGATGTGTACACAGGGCCAGTTCAATCCGTGAAGGGTATCGACCGCCCAACATTTCAGATAAGTATTTTTACGCAAGTAATAGAAGATGGTTTCACTATTTCCAATCAGATACTACAATCGCTACACGGATATAGTGGTTTGTTTGGTGGTGCAACAAATGGTTTTCAGATTGCTAAAGCAGATGTTTTTTGGCTTTACAACACCTATGACAATGATGAAAAGTTAGCCCAAATTTTTCTTGATTGCACCCTAGATATTCCAACATAAGACAACCCAACAACTTTTGAAGGAACTTTTAAAATGGCACTACCAAACAAAATAATGGCGGGTTTTAGCGCGGCGTTGTATGCCCAATCAGGCGCAACCCCTACCGCGTTAACACTTGCCCAACTTTCAACCCTTGGCAATGTTTCGGGCATTGCAATTTCGGGTAATCTGATTCCAGTAGAAGCAGTACCCGCATTTGGGCAAGATGATGCCGTTGCTAGTTTCGGTGTAGCGGGTTCGCGTCAATCTGACAAAATCCCAACGCAATCCGCACCAACATCACTTAGCGTTACTGCCGCATGGAATCCTAGCGACACAATGCTTTTGCTGATGCGCGGCGATGCCTATAGCGGCTTGATTGACCGTACTTTTGTAGTTAGTGCTACCGAAGGGTCAAACATCGTTTATTACGCCTTTAACGCCCGCGTAAGCCAGTTTACGATTGATTCAAGCCCTAGTGCTGAAGCCAAATGCAATTTCACCATTCACCCCCGTGGAAATCTCTACGGTTGGTCTAACAACGCCTAAAGGAATATCATGGCTTTACCAAATAAAGTTTTAGCGGGTTTTAGCGCATCGTTGTATATGCAAAGCGCGGCAACGCCTACACCCCTTACAACGGCAAACCTTTCCGTATGGACAGGGCAAGTTACAACCATCGTAGGCACGGCGGCTAATGGTACTGGTGGCGCGGGTGTATTGTTGCCCGTGGAAGCCGTACCCGCCTTTGGTCAAGATGATGCGGTTGCATCTTTTGGCGTAGCGGGTTCACGCCAAAGCGATAAGATTCCTACGCAATCTGCGCCTACATCGTTAAGCATTACCGCGGCTTGGAATCCAAGCGACACCGCCTTATTGCAAATCCGTTCTGATGCCTACAACGGTACGGTTGACCGCACTTTTGTTGTTGCCGCGGTTGATGGTGCTAATACGGTTGCGTATGCGTTCAATGGTCGCGTTTCTCAATTCACAATTGATGCAAGCCCAAGCGCAGAAGCAAAATGTAACTTTACAATTCATCCGAGGGGCAACCAATACGGTTGGTCTAATAACACATGATGACCGTAGAACAAGCCGTAGAAGTTCTTAGCACTACCTACCAATCCCTAGATGCCGTTGCACAGGGAATGGTAGTAGATGTTGAAGAACTAGAAGATGCCATTGCCGCCGCCGAAGCAGATTCAGTAGAAGCGGTATGTTTAAAAGTTCTAAGTAAATACAATACATAATATGCAAACGACAATAAAAGACAGTAACGATTTATTGAACTTCTTGGTAGCCCAATCCGATTCGCGTAAGGATTGGTTTGGGTTTACCGCACAAAAATTAACTGCTATTTCTTTAGCGCATGACATTGCCGCAAACCATGCGGATAAGTTTACGCCTGATGAAATCGTTGATTATGTTCATACGCTAAATAACGCGTTGTATCAAAAGATTATTAAACCGATGGGCTAATCATGTCGGGCGTTACTTATACCGTTGAAGGCTTAAAAGATGTTCTTTTGGCTTTTGATGAACTAGCCCAAGAAATTGGCGATAAGGATGCCAAAAGCAAAATTTTAGTTCCCGCGGCACGGGAAGCAATGCGACCCGTTTTAACGATGGCTAAAATAAATGCGCCCAAAGATACAGGCGATTTATCACGCACATTACAAATTGAAGCCCGCCGCCCAACCAAGCGGGATATGCGTTCTAAGTATATTAACGAAACTGATAGCGTTATTGCACTTATAACAACAAAAGCATTTCCAAAAAAATTAAAAAAACAGTTTTACGAAGCCAATGCTTCGCTTTATGAAACTAATAAAGAAGCATATAAAAAGAAACTTAAAGAAACCAAAAAGAATTTAGGTTTTTTATCGGATGCAAGGGCAATAGCGCAAGAATTTGGCACGGCTAGAAATGGCGCAAAACCATTTTTACGCCCTGCTTTAGAATCCCAATCTCAAAGTGTCGCTAAAAAGATTGGGGAAATTTTGGCAAGGCGAATGAATCAATACAAGGCAAAACAAAAATGACAAAATTTAGTTCAGCGTTTGGGGATAAATACCAAACAAATAGAAAGAACCTTTTAATTCGTTCATTTGAATTGGGCGGGCATACTTTTAAAGTACGCATACCTTTGGTTGCTGAATCGGATGCCATCTACAAAAAGGTTTCTGAACCCGATGAAGAAACAATAGAAAAGGTTTATCAAGAAATTACCAAACCTTTGCGCCAATTTGAAAACAACCAAACCGAAGAATTTAAATTTACGGATGATGATATTTTGGTTGACGGGCGTTCTATGCGCGAAGCCGCTAAAAACAAAGCCATTACCGAAGCCCGCATTACTGAATTTTTTAAGTTACTAGTTCCTGAAATGGAAGGCGTAACCCTTGAAGATTTGACCTACGCGGATATTGAAGAAGAATTCCCTATTTCCGTGCAGATGCAGATTGTGGAAAAGATTGGCGAAGTTATTAGCCCGACCTATAGGGAAGCGCGGGGAAACTAATAGGCTCGTTGAAAAGCCAATGCCTAGCCGCAATGATTTTCAACGGGCATACCCTAGAAACAATAGCCGAATTAGACGATGTAACCTTGGTAAACATTCAAACAATGTATGCCGATGGAATGGTTGGAAATTACGGCGTTCTTACGCAATTGGCAACCCTAACTAACGGGGTGTTTAATTACATGAGAACGGCAAATTCGCCCCCATATAAACTAGCCAACATTTTGGGTAGTGCGTATGATTACATCTACCCGCCTTTATCTGATGATAAGAAAAAAGCGGCGGTAAACGATAGCCTTTTAGCATTTATGCAACAGGCACAAGGATTTGATAAAACATTGTTTGGGGTAAAAGATGGCTAATATGATTGCCCGCCTTGGCGTAAACCTTGGTTTAAATACCGCGGAGTTCAACAAAGGACTTGCTGAAGCGGGAAAGAAACTTGAACAATTTAGCCAAACCGCGGAAAAGTTTGGAAAGATTGGCGCAACCGCCTTGGTTGCCGCTAGTGCCGCCGCACTTCAATACGCCGATGAATTAGCCGATGTAGCCAAAGCCAATGATGTGGCTATTGCAACGGTTCTTAAACTTTCTAACGCTTTGGGCAATGCGGGCGGCAAAGCAAACGATACAGGAAAACTTTTAGCATCGTTTACAAAGTTTATTGATGAAGCCGCGGGCGGTTCTTTGCAAGCACAAAAAACCGCAATTATGTTAGGTTTAAGCCTTAAAGATTTAGGTAAACTTTCAGAAGAAGAATTATTAAATAAAGTTGTTAAAAATCTTGGGTCAATGGATGATTCCGTTACCCGCAATGCCAAAGCAATGGAAGTTTTTGGCAAAGCCGCTAAAGGTGTAGATTTTGTTGGACTTGCCGAAGATATGGGCAAGGCTAATAAACTAACTGATGACCAAGCAATTGGAATTCAAAAAGCCGCTGATGCCTACGATATGTTGGCACAAAATGCGCGTGACACGATGGTAATTCTTAGCGCGGCACTTGGGCCAGTTCTTAAAACAACGCTAGATTACATAAAAGACATGAAAGGCGAAACTAGCCTTTTAGGTGAAATCTTTAAAACTGTATTTCAAACCGTTGCGGTTCTTGGGGCTAATGTTGCGTTTGTGTTTAAAGGTATTGCCGATGAACTGGTGCATACCTATCAAAACGCAAAGATTCTTGTTACAGAAGGCGTTGATGCCGCTATTGCCGCCAATAAAAAATACGATGCCTACCGCGCATCACAACGCCAAAATTTAGATTTCTTTGAATCCCAAATTATGGGTACAAGTTACGGGCGTAGTGGCGTACATCCTGACCGTACCGATAACAAATCGCCCGCCGCTAGTGTGGGTAGAACTGTTACTAAAGCCCGCGATAAAGATGCTGAAGAAGCCGAACGCCGCAGATTAAAAATGATTGCGGATTTAAACCGCGAAGCACAAAGGTACGCAAAACTTCTTTTGGATATTGAAGGGCAACAAGTAGCGGCATACACAAACGAAGCCAAACGTATTGAAAAAGAACAACGCGGCTTAGAAATTAAAAATCAGTTGTTATTTATTGACCAAAAAACAATTGATATGAGGTCAGAAGATGCAAATTTAACACGCGATTTATATTTATCAGAACAAAAGCGTTTAGATGCTATTCAAGAAATTAACCGAAATAATCTTTTAGATGCTGATGGAAAAGAACAATTAGTAGCAAGGGAAAATGCATTAGCCGATGCGACAGAACGCTATCTACGCGCACAAAATCAAGCGGTTAAAGCGCAACGCGAAGGAACTGGCGAACAAGGTTTCTTAAAAGAAGGCGCAAAGTTTTTCCGCGATTTGCCTACCGATTTAGAAAACGGCGCAAAAGCGTTTCAATCAGTAATGGGCAACATGGAAAGCGCGTTAGATAATTTTGTTCGCACGGGCAAGTTATCGTTTAAGAGTTTGGCGCGTAGCATTATTCAAGATTTGATTGCTATTCAATTACGCGCATCGGCTACAGGAATATTTAAACAATTGTTTGGGATGTACGCGGGCGGCGGCTTTGGTACTGGCAACGCCTTTGGCAATCAAGACCTTGGCGGGTATTTGGCAGAAGGCGGTTCTGCTAATGCCAATACGCCTTATGTTGTCGGTGAACGCGGCCCTGAACTGTTTGTACCCCGTTCATCAGGTACAGTAATTCCTAACCATGCTTTAGCGGGCGCGGGCGGTACTACGATGGTTACAAACAACTACATTAACGCCATTGATACTAAATCGTTTGAAGAACGCCTATACGGTAGTTCTAACGCGATTTGGGCGGCAAATCAGTATGCCAATAAATCGTTGGCGGTGAATAGGGGTCGGGCATGAGTTTCCAAACCATCTTTGAAATACAACAATCAATGACGGTAAACAACCGCCGTATGGTTGGACAACAAGTAGCGCGTAGCGGTTATATCACCGTAGCGCAATACCTAACCGCCGTACCTTGGGTGTTTACTATCCAACCCCATGCTTATCTTTACTATCCACAAGTACGGGATATTATTCAAGCCATTGATAACAAAGATAGGCAATTGCCTGAAACAATTACTTTTAATACTACTAATCTTGCTTGGTTTAATAAAATGCGTGGCACGGCTACCGCGGCAACTTTAAACGGTGCGCCCGCGGCTAATACGCAAACACTTGCTTTAACTTCTAACGGAACATTTAAAGCGGGCGATTTCATTATGATTAACGGATACACCTACAAGATAACCGCCGATAGCGCGGGTTCATCAGTAGGCATTAACCGCCCGTTGATTGGTACGCCCGCATCAGGAACAACGGTTAGCATTGGCAATGCTTGCACATTTACGGTGGTTGCAGAATCTTGCCCAACCTATACACTTAACCCAATGACGGATGGCGCGTTTGTGCAATGGGATGCGCCGTTTGTTTTCCGTGAGTACATAACATGACAACAATTAACGCCGTAACTGGTTCACAAATCAACCATGCGGAATTTGTAAAACTTACCGTTGGCAATGCCGCTACGGTTTACACATTCTGCAACGCCGCCGCACCTATCACGGTTGGCGGCATTACCTTTGCTAACCTTGGTGCGTTGCTTAATGTTGGTGATGTTCAACGCGACATTAAAGCAACATCGGATGACATGACCATTGCATTGACGGGCATTGACCCAACCAATGTAGGCATTATTCTTGGCAATGATATTAAAGGTTCGTTGGTAGAAGTATGGCGTGGGTTCTTTGACAGTAATAACCAAATCATTACAACGCCTACAACGCAATTCTTTAAACGCTACCAAGGCATCATCAATAGCGTTTCAATTACCGAAGATTTCAATAGCGAAGCAAGAACTAGGATTGCAACTTGTTCTATTTCTTGTTCATCAATGCGGCGCATTTTGGAAAACAGATTGTCGGGCGTTAAAACCAATCAGAACAATTGGCAATTTATTTATACGGGCGATACTTCAATGAACCGTGTAGCACAAATTTCAAACACCTATTTTGATTTTGGTTCGCCGCCAATGACACAAACACAAGCAAGTGAAACTACAGTAACAATGGATAACAATAGTGGAGGTGGTGACGCACCATGATAAGACAAGCGACAAGATACGATATACCTAGACTGTTAGAAATTGTGGAGGCATACGCTTATGAAAACCCTATTAAAAAACTTGGTGAATCGTGTAACCACTTTCCCCGCTATGTTGAAGAACTATTGTTTAGCATCATTCAAGGGCGTGGGTTTATTTTTGTGGACTCGAATCTTAGAGGTGCAATCGTGGCTTATAAAAGTTCTAACATTTGGTCACCCAAAGTAAAAGAATTAAACGAACTATTGTGGTGGGTTGAACCTGAATATCGCAATGGTACGGTTGGCGGGCGGCTTTGGAAAGCGTTTGATGAACGCGCACAAGCGATGTTAAAAGCGGGCGATGTAGATTTTGTTTGCACTTCAATTTCTGCTAACGGGCCGTTGATTGATTACACGCGCAGGGGATACAAAGCCCTTGGCGCAACTTTTGTTAGGGAATAAAAATGGTTTGGACATTATTAGCGGCGGCGGCATCATCCCTAGCGACCGCTACAGGAATTAGTATAGCGGCGGCAACATTTGCCGTTAACTTTGCCCTTTCATACGTTGTTACCCGTATCTTTGCGGAAAATCCCGAACAACAACAAGACATGGGCGTTAGGCAACAAGTACCGCCAAGCGCAGTAAATGCAATTCCTATTGTGTACGGCAATGCCTACATGGGCGGCACATTTGTTGATGCGGTTTTGACTACCGACCAAAAAACAATGTACTACGTTTTGGCTATCTCAAGCATTAGCCCAAATGGTCAATTTACATTTGACACCGCCGATATGTATTTTGGCGACCGAACTATTGTTTTTGGAACAGGCGCAGATAGCACAAAAGTTATTAAGTTAATTGATGAAGCGGGAAATGAAAACACAAAGATTAGCGGCAATCTTTACATCAATCTTTATACATCTACCGATGCGGGCGTAATTACATCTAGCAATGGTGCATCAGCACCTAGTACGGTTATGGGCGGTTCTGATATTGCCGTTGGTCAGCGTTGGACAGGAACGCGGCAGATGAACGGTTTGGGTTTTGCTATTGTTAAACTAATTTACAACCGCGATGCTGACACTACACAACTTTCCCCAATTACTTTTAAAGTTAGTCACACACTAAATGGAACTGGTGTAGCCAAAGCGGGTGATGTTTGGTATGACTACATGACCAACGCGGTTTATGGCGGTGCGGTAGATGCCGCGTTTGTAAATAGCACAAGCGCAACCGCTTTAAACACTTACGGCGACCAAACAATTACATTTACCAATTCAAGCGGCAACCCCGCTACACAAGCGCGTTACCGAATTAACGGCGTATTAGATGCAGGGCAATCGGTTCTTTCTAATGTTGACCGCATTATGTCGGCGTGTGATTCATGGATGACCTATAACGCCGCATTGGGTCAATGGTCGGTAGTGGTTAATAAAGCCGAATCTACCGCTTATGCGTTTACTGACAACAACATTATTGGCGAAATCCGCGTTAGTGCGACCGACATTACAACTTCAATAAATCAAGTTGAAGCGCGATTCCCGTTTAAAGAAAACCGCGACCAAGCCGCATTTGTAAACATTGAAACACCTAGCGGTTTACTGTATCCCAATGAACCCGTTAACAAGTATTCAATTACTTATGACTTGGTTAATGATTCGGTGCAAGCAAGTTACCTTGCAAATCGTTTATTAGAACAAGCCCGCGAAGATTTAATTGTAGGTTTCAGCACTACATATTACGGCATCCAAGTTGATGCGGGCGATGTAGTTAGCGTTACCAATTCTGATTACGGTTGGAACGCAAAACTATTCCGCGTGATGAAAGTTAACGAAGCATCATTACCCGATGGTTCATTAGGCGCAAAATTGGAGATGTCAGAATACAACGCGCAAGTTTATGATGATGCAACCATTCAGCAATTTACGCCCGTGCCTAATTCGGGTTTGCCATCGGTTAGTTATTTTTCACCATTAGCCGCACCTACTGTTACAGGATTTGCAACTGCAACCATTCCGTATATCAATGTTCAGGTTTTTATTCCAACAACGGGGCGCGTAACTTTTGGTAATTTGTTTTGGACTACAAGCGCAACGCCAACATCTGCTGATTGGAAGTTGGTAACAAGCGCATCTACAACCGATGGTCAACCCGTTACCAATGGTACTTATTACACATTTGCCAACATCACACTAAACACGGGTACTTATTACTTTGCCTATATGGTTGGCAATGATGTAACAAGTTCAGTATTAAGCCCTATTAGCGCGGCATTAGTTTGGAATCCCGTAGCGGGCGCAGGGCCTACAGGCCCAACGGGTACTACAGGGCCAACAGGCACTACAGGCGGTAGCGGCGATTCGGTTGATATAATTTTTAAGCGTTCAGCAACGCAACCCGCAACACCATCACCATCAGTAGGAACGCCCGCAACTTGGTATTCTGATGTTAATTCCGTACCCGCGGGAACTGACCCAATTTGGTCATCAGTAGGAACAAATACGGGAACTGGCACAAATTACACTTGGCAAACGCCGCTTCTAATTGAAGGTCAAAATGGAACTGATGGTTTGTCGGTTGCCGAACTTTTAATTTATATCAGGGCTACATCTACACCATCTACACCAACTGGCGGTAGTTATAACTTTACAACGCAAACATTAACTGCGCCGACAAGTTGGTTTTCGTATGTTCCTAGTGGAACTGACCCCGTTTATACATCGCGTAGCGTTGCATCTATTCAAGGAACAACGGGTACAGATTCATCATTAACTTGGACTACACCAACGCTAAGTTTTCAAAATGGCGCAACTGGCCCAACAGGAACAACAGGCCCTACAGGGGCATCAATAACAGGGCCAAATGGCTTGGTTGGCTTGTCATCCTTAACTGCATACTATGTTCAAGCGCAAAACCTTTCTGCCCCAACATTTACTACGCCTACGACAGGGCCTAATGCGCCAACTACGCCCGTTGTTTGGTCATTAACTACGCCCGCGGTAGCAGTAGGTCAAGTTCTTTGGTACATCCAAGGTAGATACAACGCTAATGCCGTAACTGTAGATGGCGTAGGTGCGGGGCAAACCGCTTGGACAGGGCCAGTAGCGGCAAGCATTTTTCAAGATATTCGTTCTGACAATTGGAATGGCGGCGTTCCAACAACTAACGCACCTACTGGAACTGTTGGTTACTACATAAAGCAATCAAACGGCAATATGTATTTGAATAGCGTTTATGCTAGAGGTGTTGCCCAATTTGATGGTGCAAATTCAACAAGTGCAGGTAATTCTGCAATTCTTGGCAACAATACTTTATCGCAACCAATTGGCGTAACTGGATTTACGCAACCCACAGTTGTTGGATATGGTGTCTATGGATATAACTCAACTGCGGCATCAAATGTTGGTTCTGGTGTTCACGGCGTTGCTGATGGCGCAAGTGCAAGTGGTGTTCGAGGCTTATCAAATAATGTCGGCGGTTATGGCGTAAGGGCTACAAACAATTCAGCGGGTGTTGGTTTTGATATTTCCAATGGAACAATGACAACGGCAAATAACACTTTGGTGACAAACCTTAATGCTGATTTGTTAGATGGAAGTCATGCAACTGCATTTGCAACTGTTGCTAGTGGAACTGATGCTTATGCCGCAAACCGTTTAAATGGTTCAGCGGGTGCGAATGTTTTAAGGTTTGTACAAGGAACGGTTACAGGAACAGGAATCGCAACCTTTAATGCTTCAAATAAACCCGCAAGCAATTCTACAAATGTGTGGATTGAAATAACAATTGATGGTACAACCCTTTACATACCCGCATGGACTTAAATTATGCCAAGACAAATAACTATCCCCGCAGAAACTATTTACGAAGAAATACAATCATTAAATGAATTTCCCGAACAAGAAATTGTTAGGGTTGTTGTTGGCGTAACTGATGCCAATGGTGTTTTTCTTGTGCCACAACAATTTAAAACTTACGAAATTAGTGGCAATATGTACGCCGAATTAAATTTGGCAAATCCTAGTTGGAATCCAAGCAAGCCCGCGGGAACTTATTTCAATGATGATTTGTGGCATTTTATTGATTTATTAAACCAATCTTGATAGAATAAAAAACAATACAAGATACCATTAGCCCGCGGGATTCGCGGAAGTTCTAACTAAGTTTAGGGAACGCTATGGCGATTTTCAATAAGAATACCCTTGCACAAGTAAGCGGGTTCGACAACCCCATTCTTGCGGGCGAATTGGTATGGAATCAGAAAACCTATTGGAATCTGACATTTACCAATTCCGCTACTAGTTTGCCCATTGATTTGACAGGCGCAACCCTTAACGCCCAAATTGTTCGCCGTGAACTATCCAACATTATTGATACGCGCAATGGATTAACTTTTGACATTGCCGATTACAACCCTGCGCCCGCCGCGATTCCGTTAACAATTACTAACATTGTTGCCGCCGCGGGTTCATGCACATTGGTAATTGATGCTAGTGCATGGTCGCTAATGAGTACCGACCCCGAATTAGAAATTAACGCCGCCGACCCCGTGGGTTACTCAGGTCGCGTTAAGGTAAGTTTTCCCGTATCGGGTACAACCCCCGCGGATGATTCAATTATTTTCTTGTTGTTCTTGGTGCGTAGCGATGGGGTAATTGTCCTATGAGCAACATCAAAGTTTCGGTTCAAGATGGCAACAATGTAAACCTACAAGTAACGCCGCAACCCCGCATTGATTTACGAATTGATAGGGCGATTAGCGGGGCTACAGGCCCTACAGGGCCATCAGGCGTAGGCCCAACGGGTGCAACTGGCCCTACGGGTGCAACGGGTGCGCCAAGCACCGTGCAAGGCCCTACGGGGGCTACAGGGCCTACAGGCGCACAGGGTTCACAAGGTGTAGTAGGGCCAACAGGCCCGCAGGGTATTCAGGGTATCCAAGGCGTTCAAGGCATACAGGGCATACAAGGCCCGACAGGGGCGCAAGGTGCTAATGGCAATACGGGCGCGACAGGGCCAACTGGTGCAAATGGCGTTAATGGCAATACAGGGCCTACGGGTGCGGTTGGGCCTACAGGGGCGCAGGGTGTTCAGGGTAATGCAGGGCCAACTGGCTCGCAGGGGTTGCAGGGCGCACAAGGCCCAACGGGTGCTACGGGTGCGGCAAGCACGGTTGTAGGGCCAACTGGCCCGACAGGGGCGCAGGGTATCCAAGGCAATGCAGGGCCTACAGGCGCACAGGGTATTCAGGGCGACCAAGGTATTCAGGGCGTACAAGGTATTGCAGGGCCAACGGGTTCGCAAGGCGCACAGGGTAATGTTGGGCCAACGGGCGCACAAGGTTTGACAGGGCCAACGGGTAGCGCGGGCGCAAACGGGGCTACTGGCCCAACGGGTGCGGCATCTACAGTAGCAGGGCCAACAGGCCCTACGGGTTCGCAAGGTGCTGATGGTCAATCATCTTCTTATTACCAATATCAAGCCGACACAAACCAAACATCAGGTACACCTACGGCGGGTCATGTGTACTGGAATAACGCAACGCAAACATCAGCAACCAACCTTGTTTTTAGCCATTTAACAAGCAACGGCATTGATGTTGATTTGTTTTTGGGATTCTTAAAATCAGGCGATACCGTTGTATTGCAAGATGGAAGCAATTCAAACAATTATCAGCAATGGGTTTTATCTGCTAATCCAACGGTAGTACCTAATACATCAGTAACTTATTCCGTTACCTTAACAACATCTAGCGGCACGGGTACAACGGGATTTGCAAACAATCACAATTTAATTGTTGTATTGCAATCGGTCGGCGTGGTCGGGCCAACTGGTGCGACAGGGCCAACGGGCGCGGCAAGCACGGTTGCAGGGCCTACGGGAAGTACAGGCGCAACAGGCCCTACGGGTACACAAGGCGCGGTCGGGCCGACAGGCCCAACGGGGGCGCAAGGTATTCAGGGAACACAAGGCATACAAGGTATTCAAGGCGTGGCAGGGCCGACAGGGGCGCAAGGCATCCAAGGCGACCAAGGTATTCAAGGTATCCAAGGTGTAACAGGGCCAACTGGCGCACAGGGTACGCAAGGCGTAACAGGGCCTACGGGTGCGGCATCAACCGTTGCAGGGCCTACAGGCCCGCAAGGCATACAGGGCGTTCAAGGCGTGGCAGGGCCGACAGGGGCGCAAGGCATACAGGGTATTCAAGGTGATGTCGGGCCAACTGGCCCTACGGGTAGCACGGGCGCAACAGGCGCATTAGGCCCAACAGGGCCAACTGGCACACAAGGAATTCAAGGCAATGTAGGCCCAACAGGGCCGCAGGGCATACAGGGAATTCAAGGTGTACAAGGCGTGATTGGGCCAACGGGTTCTACGGGTGCAAACGGCCCAACAGGGCCTACTGGTGCGGGTAGTACCGTGGCAGGGCCTACTGGCCCAACTGGTGCAACGGGCGCAACCCCTGCAACTTATTTGCCCGTTTTAAATTACGCAACCGTTGTTATACAAGTTTTAATTAGCGGCGGTTACATTCCTATTTTGCAGTTTGGCGGCACAGTCACAACCAATGTTCCAGTTTATTGAGGTGAAATATGGCAACTCGTTACCCTTTAGTTCTTAACGGAACAACAATTCAAGAAACCCAAGCGGGTGATGGTATTCAGTTGCCAACCGCTTTAGCCGTTATTTATGGCGGTACAGGCGTTACAACATCTACAGGCACAGGGTCAACGGTGTTATCAACATCACCAACACTTGTTACGCCTATTCTTGGTACGCCAACAAGCGCGACATTGACTAACGCAACAGGATTGCCTATTGCAACTGGTGTATCAGGGCTTGGAACTGGTGTAGCAACATTCTTAACCACACCGTCAAGCGCAAATTTAATTTCGGCTGTAAGCGATGAAACTGGCTCGGGTGTTTTGGTATTTAACAATACGCCATCATTGACAAACCCAACAGTAACCAACTATGTAGAGACTCCATATTCCGCTAATAGTTCTACAGCAATCACTTTGGCATTGACTAACGGCACAGTTCAAATCATTACTCTGACAGGCAATGCAACGATTACCATGCCAACGGCTACAAGTGGTAAGTCTTTCATCATGTACTTGAAGCAAGATGCAACAGGCTCACGCACAGTAACTTGGTCAACAGTTAAGTGGGCTGGTGGTACTGCACCGACAATCACATCTACTGCAAGCAGACAAGACATTCTCAGTTTCTTTGCTGATGGCACAAACTGGTATGGTGTCGTTGTTGGTCAGAACTACACGCCATAAGGGGTTTTAATGTTTGCCGCATCTAAAACATCTACCGCTACTAGCGGCTATCAAATATCACGCAGTTTGCGCTTTAACAGCGCAGATTCTGCTTATCTGAATCGTACCCCTGCGAGTGCCTCCAACCGCAAGACTTGGACTTGGAGTGGATGGGTTAAGCGAGGCAGAATAACAAGTGGTCAATCACAAACCCTATTTGCGGCTGGTTCTTCACCCGCTACTGGTGTTCAGTTTCTTAATGGAACAGATATTATTCAACTTTACGATTATTCGGGTGCTTATAATTTTAGACTTGATACAACGCCTGTTTATCGTGACCCATCTGCTTGGTATCACATTGTTATTGCAATGGACACAACACAAGCAACTGCATCAGACCGCTTAAAACTTTATATAAACGGAACACAAGTAACAAGTTTTTCAACTGCTACTTACCCAACACAGAATACTGACTACCAAATCAACAACAATGTTGTAACTTATATTGGGCGTACTGGTATTGGTACTATTTATGATTTTGATGGCTATCAAACAGAGATTAACTTAATTGATGGTCAAGCCCTCACCCCATCATCATTCGGTGAAACAAACGCACAAACAGGCGTATGGCAACCTAAAGCCTACTCAGGCTCATACGGCACTAACGGCTTCTATCTGAACTTCTCAGACAACAGCAACACCACAGCGGCTACATTGGGTAAAGACTACTCAGGTAACGGCAACAACTGGACACCTAATAACTTCAGCGTTACTGCGGGTGCGGGTAATGACTCTCTTGTTGATTCACCAACATCGTATGGAACTGATACTGGTGCGGGTGGGACTGTGCGGGGGAATTATTGCACTATCAACCCTCTTGATGGAACTTCTGTCAGCGCAACATCAAACGGAAACCTTGACTTTACTGTTTCAGCAAATGGTGGTGTAGCCCTTGGAACAATGGCTATTTCATCTGGTAAATGGTATTGGGAAGTTGTTGGAACAGGTGGCGATGCTTCTTACATGGTTGGTGTTGCAAACGCTTCTGCGGCTACAAGCACAAAAGGATGGCTTGGTGCTAATGGATGGTTCTATTACAACAACAATGGAAACAAATACAACAACAGTTCAAGTTCTGCCTATGGTGCTACATGGACAACTGGCGATGTAATTGGTATTGCATTGGATATGGATGCGGGTTCAGTTACTTTTTATAAGAACGGAACAAGTCAAGGAACTGCATACAGCAGTTATTCTGGTCTAACGATGCAACCAGCAGTAAGTTCTGCGGGTACAAATCTTTACACAATCAATCTTGGTCAACGCCCATTTGCCTACACAGCCCCAAGTGGCTTCAAAGCACTTTGCACACAGAACTTGCCATAAGGAACAATCATGGGTGGACATAACAAATTAGATTTGGTTGGTCAAAAATTCCATAGATTGACTGTGGTCGAGTATGCGGGTGTTGATTCAAGCAAGCAGACCTTGTTTAAATGCGTCTGTGATTGCGGTAATGAAAAGATTACTCGTGGTGCATCCTTGACCAACGATGTAACCAAGTCATGCGGATGCTTGCGTAAAGAGCAAGGTCGATTGGCTGGTCTGCGTTCAAAGGTTCATGGGATGATTAAGACCCCAACGCATAATTCATGGACTAGCATGAAGATTAGATGTTTGAACCCATTGGATAACAACTATCGTTTTTATGGCGCAAAAGGCGTGACTGTTTGTGAACGATGGATGGATTTTCAGAACTTTTTGGCAGACATGGGTGAAAGACCAGAGGGCACAAGTTTGGACAGAATCAATCCATTTGGAAACTATGAGCCAAGTAATTGCAGATGGGCTACTGCTGATACACAATTGCAGAACACACGCAAAAACTACAAAGGTGAACTATGCCCACAATAACAAAGCCAAACCTTTATTTTGATGTAGTCACATATACAGGCACAGGCGCAACTCAAACAATTACTGGGTTAAATTTCCAACCTGATTTTGTTTGGATTAAAAACAGAACAAATGGTGCAAACTGGCACGTTTTAACTGATGTTGTGCGTGGTGTTCAAAAAGAGATTTACACAAACTCGACTGCGGCTGAAGCAACGCTGACCACTACTGGCGTTAATCAATTTAATTCCAATGGTTTTCAAATTCTTGGCAATAGCGGTGACTACAACAGAAGTGGTGATAACTATGTTGCTTGGTGTTGGAAAGCCAACGGCTCTGGCTCAACCAACACATCAGGCTCTATCACTTCAACAGTAAGCGCAAACACTACGAGTGGGTTCTCGATTGTTACCTACACAGGTAACGCAACATCAAACCAAACCTTTGGTCATGGGCTTGGTGCTAAAGTTGATTTTGCAATTATTAAGAGCAGGTCAGCAGTATCAAGCCCTGCATGGATGGTGTGGCATAGGTCTGTTTGTAGTGGCAATGGTAAGGCTCTAGCTTTAGAAGAAACCAATGCAATTCAAGGCCCATTTGGAACTCCAATTTGGGATTCTTCAAATACATCTACTCAAGCGTCATCAACAACATTTACGATTGGTGCAAATACAACCATCAATGCAAGCGGTGCAACTTATGTCGCCTACTGCTTTGCTGAAGTAGCAGGGTATAGCAAGTTTGGCTCTTACACAGGCAATGGTTCTACTGACGGCGTATTCGTTTACACAGGCTTTAGACCTGCTTATGTTTTGATTAAAAGTTCAGGAACCGCAGATTCTTGGATTGTTCTTGATGCGGCTAGAGATACATACAATGTTGAACAGCGTTATTTGATTCCAAATGCGTCTGATGCTGAAGGAACTGCCGCAATTCTTGATTTTGTATCAAATGGTTTTAAGTTGAGATTTACTGGTTCATCAGGAAATTCAAGCGGAATAAATTACATTTTTGCCGCCTTTGCAACAAGCCCATTTAAATATTCCCTTGCACGATAGGACTCAATATGTACGCACTCATTGAAAACAACGCAGTCACCCAAGTTGGTGAACTAGAAACTCTCTTTCCAAACACATCAAACCCTAATCACGCATTTGCTATTGAGCAAGGTGCATTAGAAGTGGTTGAAGGTGAGCAAAAAGACCAACGCTTTTATTGGGTGACTTTTGACAGTTACCAAGTCAGCGATGTGGTTACTCGCACTTATGTCAATACGCCAAAGGCTTTGGAGGATGTGACTGAGACACCAGAGGGTCAGACTGAAGCCATTACGACTAAGGGCTTGAAATCACAATGGATTGCTCAGAACAAGGCATCTGCCAACAGCCTACTTGCATCTACCGACTGGATGGTCATTCGCAAGGCAGAACGTGATGTGGCTATTCCTAGTGAAGTAGTTGCTGAACGGGCAAAAATCATTGCAGATTGTACGGCAAAAGAAGCGGCTATAACTGCGGCAACAAGCATTGATGAATTGATGCAAGCACTATCAAACTAAACTACAAACAAGATATGACAAAACAACTCAAGATAGCAGTTTACGCAATCAGCAAAAATGAAGAACAGTTTGTTCAGCGGTTTTGTGATTCCGCTAAAAATGCTGATTTAATTTTGATTGCTGATACAGGTTCTACAGATAAAACAGTAGAAAAAGCATTGGAATGTGGCGCAAAAGTTCACGACATTTGCGTTAGCCCTTGGCGGTTTGATTTGGCGCGTAATGCCGCACTTGCTTTAGTGCCGCGTGACATTGATGTTTGCATTTCGTTAGACCTTGATGAAATAATGATGGAAGGTTGGCGCGAAGAAATTGAACGGGTTTGGCAAGAAAACACAACGCGCCTACGATACAAATTTGATTGGGGTTGCGGTATAAGTTTTTTCTACGAAAAAATCCATCATCGGCATGGTTATCGTTGGTGGCATAGCGTACATGAGTACCCCCGCCCTGATGGTCGCATCACGGAAATTTACGCGCATACCGATATGCTTTTGGTTAAGCATTTGCCCGACAATACTAAATCCCGCGGGCAATATATGCCCTTGCTTGAATTAGCGGTTAAAGAAGATGTGCATTGCCCCCGTAACGCGTTTTATCACGCACGGGAACTAACTTTCTATGCTCGTTGGCACGATGCGATTACCGCCTTAAATAAGTACCTTGCAATGCCCGAAGCCACTTGGCAAAACGAACGGTGCTATGCGATGCGTTTGTTGGGTAAGGCGCATGAAGAACTAGGGCAATCGGTAGAAGCGCATAAGTGGTATCGCCTAGCGATTGCCGAAGCCCCTAACACCCGCGAACCTTGGTGCGAACTGGCAATGTTCTGCTACCGCCGTAGCCTTTGGGTTGAATGTTATTCTGCGGCGAAATCGGCACTTGAAATAAAAGATAAACAATTGGTTTATACAATGAACCCTGATGTTTGGGGCGCACAACCTTGGGATTTAGGTAGCATTTCTGCTTGGCATTTGGGACTAAAAGAAGAAGCAACACAACTTTTAGCAGAAGCAATAAAATTAGCCCCTGATGACCAAAGATTGCGAAACAATATGCAGTTTATGGATGCCGATTACAAAACCTTTGATAAGGTAAAAAATGCCGACACCGTTAGAAGCCCATGAAGAAATATGCACATTGCGTTATGAAATGCTTTGTGCGCGTATTAAGCGATTAGAAGGCATCATTATCAAGGCTTGCGGGGCTATGTTGTTTGGCATGGCGGGCGTTGTTTATTCATCTTTGATACACTTAAAGTAATGAATAAGGGCTTGGTATGGTCACGGCTAAGAAAACCGCTAAAACACCCGTTAAAGCCCCTGCAAAGGTAGCCGCCGTTAAGCGTTCTACGCCCAAACCCAAACCCGTACCTAAAGTAGTTGTTAAGAACCAAACCAATGTTGACAAAATTATTGGCTTGATTGAATGGGTTGATAACCCGTTTAAATTGTTTACGGTAATCCTTTTATCGTTTCTTTTCTTTGCGGGTTACTTTGCTTGGGATTCACGGCAAGTAATCCTACAGGCGATTACAACGCAAGATAAGATGCCGCAACTGGCAAAGCAAGAAGATTTAATTGCCCCCGCACAATCATTGCTTAAAGATGTTGACGGGCTTATTTTGTTGGTTCACAAAGCAAACTTGGCAAGCAATTCCCGCACAACCGTTTTAGCCTTAAATGCCGATGGAACGCGTGAAAAGAAAATAGAAGGCACGGTTACATCATTGTTTAACGCAAGCGCGGATAGAAATAGTGCAATGGTTGCAATGCTGAACGGTGAAGTTTTATGCGAAGAATTTAACCCGTCGTCTAAGGTTGGTGAATGGGGTGTTAAACAAGGTGTTAAGTTTATGTGCCGCGGTAGCATCCCGCCCGACATGGGTAAGTTTGCGGGTTATGTTGCCATTGGCTTTAAAGAAAAAATAGAAGATATTGCCGCTTTAAAAACGCGAATCAATCTAGCCGCAACGGATATGGCGCATGAATGAAGTGGCTCATACTTTTATTTGTATTGGTGATTGCGGGCGCGGTCGCCAAAGATGGATGCCATGTGCGCGAATTCTATGGCATTGGTTACACAATTCACAATCCATCAGAACGCCATCAACAAATGATTCAATGGCTAAAAAACAATGCGCCATATTGCAAAGCATCGGATTATGTAGTTATTTGGAACAACATTGCTGAATGGGCGGGTACGGCAGATTCATCAGAAACTAGGGCGTTAATTATTCATGGTTACAAAGATGCAGTTACGCGTGAAAAAAAATGATAATCCCAAACAAATGGTATCCAACGGTGCAAGCGCGGCATGATGTACAAACTGTAGCGTTTGATAGGATGGTTAAGCGCGTACAAGAAGATTACGACAACGCGATAAAAGCGCATAAAGTTGAAACTGTTAATCACGCATTGGATGTAGAACTTTATAACAAGCGGGCGCGGGTTAATCAACTTGAACTAGAAATGTTTACCGACCGCCGCAGATTTCAAATTTTTGTTTAAGGAACATTATGCTAACTTTACTTTCTACCTTGATTTCTTTTCTGATGGGCGGCTTACCTAAGATACTAGATTTCTTTCAAGATAAAGCCGATAAGTTTCACGAACTGCAATTAGCGCGTTTGCAGATTGAACGCGAATTAGAAATGCGTAAGTTAGGTTTTGAAGCGCAAGAACGCGTGGAACATATCCGTAGTGAACAACTGGCAACCGAATCCGCGGCAAACACTACGCAAGCCCTGATAGGCGCACAACAAGCCGAAATGCAAGCCATCTACGCACACGATACATCTTTGAATGAAGGTACATCGCAATGGATGCGTAACCTACGCGCATCGGTTCGCCCTGTCATTACCTACGGTTTCTTTTTCTTGTTGTTGTTTGTTGATGTTGGTTTGTTTGCCTACGGTTGGCATCAGGGCGCAACATTTGTAGAACTTGCCGAAATGCTTTGGGATTCTGATACGCAAGCATTGTTTGCATCAATTATTGCTTTCCACTTTGGCGGCAGGGCGTTTGGCAAATGAAAGTTTCCGACAAAGCCATTAAGATGATTCAGCATCACGAAGGGGTTAGGCAACGCCCCTATCGATGCCCTGCTAAGTTATGGACAATCGGGGTTGGTCATGTGATGTACCCCGAACATGGCAAACTTAAAATTGAAGAACGCGCAGGGTTGCCGTTACGCCCTGAAGATGAACGCATCTTTTCAATGGATGAAGTAAATGCAATTCTTAGATTTGACCTTGATAGATTTGAACGCGGCGTGGAAAAGTTTTGCCCCGTACCACTTACACAAGGTATGTTTGATGGGTTGGTATCTTTTTCTTTTAATGTGGGCTTGGGAACACTTCAAAGAAGTACGCTACGCCAAAAGTTATTACGCGGCGATAAAGAAGGCGCGGCAGAAGAACTATTGAAATATTGCATGGCGGGCGGCAAGGTTCTTAGGGGGCTACAGAACCGCCGCATCGATGAACGCGCATTGTTTTTAGGCTAACGGGATAGCCGCTTGCCATTCGCGTTCGTTGCGCCCCGTGTTTGATTTAACTGTATTACCCGTAAGCATCACAAGCCCCAACACGCGCATTTCGTTCATGCGCCTTGCTACCTGATTGCCGTCAAGATTGGTACGCGCCGCAATGCCATCTTTGCCCAACGCACCATGCTTAATTAGGCAATCTAAAATAATTTGATGATGTTCAGATACAGATTCTTTGATTGATTCTGCCGCTTCAAAAGATGTTAGCGGGTCATTTGCCCGAACGCGTGGGAATTCGGGAAACATCTTGTTAAAAATATTTTTGTAGTTCATTGTCTTATCCTATAGGTGGGGGTACTGGCGTTCGCCCGACAGAATTGTCGCGTTTTCCCCCCGTGTTACTTAGAAGGGTGCATCTTCATCAAATACGGGCGCAGATTGCTTAGTTGTTTTAGGTTCTAGCGGCGGTTTAGCACTAAGCCAACCATCCCAATTAAGCGGCACATTGTCAATCTTTAAACTGATGCCCTGCCCTTTATCCCATAGCGTTCCCACTTTGGCAAATCGTTTTTTATTGTTGCCTTGGGCATCGGTGTATTCGCCCACTACGGCGATTAAATCTAATTTAGTTGACATGGTTTAATCTTTCATTCAGTTTACTAATTTTGGTATCTAGTTCGGCTAAGAACTTAACCACTTCTATTTCTAGCGTTGCCGCATATTCCGTATCAAATTCAACGCGTTTAACAAACACTTGTAACCCGTTTGGCAACCGTGGGTCAAACGATACGAAATCGCACCAAGCACGACCCGTACAAACCATTTGCCATTGCATTTGCGTTATGTACTTTGTAGGCACTTGTTCAGTAATCAATGTGTCGATATGGGTAGCGGTGTTAGGGCATTTAATTTCCAGTAACCCAAACAAACCTATCAAGCCATCAGGCGATGCCCCTGCGCGTTCAATGCGTGGGTGCTGAACATACCCTACTTCATCAACCAAAACATCGGCTAGGGACTCATAAGCGGCGCGGGCAAGTGGTTCGGTTTCCGTACCCCATTGCATAGCCGCATTTGTGTACGATTCTGCAACCGTACCCGTCATGCGTTCACAAATCAATTGCGCCATATAGTTTTCGCGTGATGCTGAATAACCGCTTTTGGTTTTAGCGATTACATCGGCAACGCGGGATGCCGTGACATTGCCCAATCGTGCGGCAAACCATTCAGGCGTACCTTGTTCAACTTTTTCAATCATAAGAATTTCCCTTTTGCGCCACATTACAGTTTTGCTTTAACTTTATCTATTGCGGCAATCACTTTCTTTTGCCAATCAGGATTGCCATTACAAGCGGCATAAGCGGCTTTGTAGGCGTTCTTTAAACCGTCTTGGTCGGTTGATGCTTCAATAGCGGCTAAATGGTCTACAAGGGCGTTTTCATCAACTGTAGTTTTACGCACCGCGGTATTGCCATCGTCATCTTCAGGGGCTATGCCGCAAGCCGCCATAAGGCTATAACGGCGGGCATAAGTTAATGCGCTACCGTAGCCTTGGGCATCTTGTTTGTTAGCGGGTACATGAAGAATTCCACATTCAAACATTTCGCCCGATTCATGCACAAACATGGTTTCAATCATTACGCCGTTAGTGCAATCGTAATTCTTTTGAATAAGCGCAATGCCGTTATCGTTTAGCGCGTCTATAACCGCTTCAACGCAAGCGGCAAGGTCAGCGTAGCGGGATTTGAAATGCGGGTTTGTAGAGGTCTTTAAAGCAGGGCCAAACGCCTTTTGTGCTTTGACCAATGCGGTTGCTAAGTTTTTCATTGTTCAATTCTTTCTATTGGTTTTGCTACTAGCCAGTTATTACCCAAGCGGCGAACGCTACGCACCCATTGCCGTTGGTAGGAACGGATTACTTCAGGCGGTGCATCGTATGTTGCAAACATAGCGCGAACGCGTTTAAGAAATCGTATATTCATGTTTACCCTCTCCATGCCAAAAGTACACCAATGCCGCCAAAGATGATGATGGCTAATGCACATTCAATTAAAGTTGTAATGATTTTGTGTTTCATGTTTTGTCCTATGTAGGAAACTAAGCCCCCGTTTGTTTATTTGTTTTTTAGTGGAGAATTTGCTTTGAAATCGTAGCCAATAGATTTCAATTCTTTTGTTGTATCTGCAAGGCTCATTGCATTTACTTGTTGGACAGGGTAGCCAATGTTAAGTAAAGCCTTGCGTTGGGCATTTGCCAAAGTAACCATCCAGTTGCAATTTGTCATTTGATTTGCTTTCTAAAAGACCCCAAGAAGTTCGGGGCATGATTAAGTATAAGCGATTTCAACGCCATGTTTAAAATATTTTCACAATTTGTTTAAATATTTGTAAAATGTTGCTATGATGCAACTATGAACAAAACACAAATAGATGACGATAAAGCCTTGATTGCCAAGTTAGGGGGGGCAACAATCCTATCTAAACGCCTTGGTTTTCAATCTGCCCAACGGGTACACAACTGGATGTATAGGGGAATACCCGCATCCGTTAAGTTGGCGCATCCTAAAATCTTTTTAAAAGGGTTACGCAAATGACAAAAATAGAAAAATATCTACATCACAAATCTTTGATGTTGGAACACCTAGCATTTGCGTATGCAAATCAATCGATGCAAGATTCTTTGTATCAACTGATTTGCTACCACTTGCACAAAGATTACACGCAAGGTTATTATTATTTTATGACCCATCAGGAACGAAAAGATTTGCAAACGATGATGGTTCTTTGATATAATTTTTATACGCGGCTAGGGTAGCACCCGAAAAGACGATTCTTCACCGTTCTGCCATCAGCGTATCTTGTGAAGTCAACCTATGAAGCATGGTTAAAAAATGGCTACCCTTAGTCTAAAAAAGGCAAAACAACTTGCCGCGGAAAAACCCGTAAATAATTTATTGCATAAATATGCAGTTATGCGTCATGCGCGGCATACGCACAGTATTAGATTTACTTGTGTCCATGACACATTTGAAATTGCAAAAAAAGAAGCATTGCGATTACATAAAGAATATCCAAGCGAACGCTATTTAATTGTTTCAATCCTTGATGGGGTTGAATAATGCACTACTATCAACACCATATTGGTGACTTTATAAAAGCAACTGCACGGCTATCTGATGCTCAAGCAATGGGTTATTTACGTTTGTTATGGATGTATTACGATAGCGAAAAACCACTTAAATCTGATACAAAAATTCTTGCTTTTCAAATTGGCGCAACCGTAGAAGATACAAAATTACTGTTAGAAAGTTTTTTTGTATTGTGCGAAAACGGTTGGCATCAAACTCGATGCGATAAAGAAATTGAAGATTACAGAGAATTTTTAAACAAAAAATCTAACGCGGGTAAAGCATCTGCTGAACGTAGGAAGAACAAGAGTTTAACAGATGTTCAACAGGTGTTCAACAGCAGTGCAACTGATGAGCAACTAACCACTAACCAACAACCACTAACCACTAACCATAATTCCGTATCTAAAGATACGGGCGACAAGCCGCCCCTAACGCCTGATGAAATTATTTTTGGTTACGGTGTTCCATTGTTGACCAATGCGGGTGCTACCGATAAAAGCGCACGGTCGTTTCTTGGTAGCCTAAGAAAAGCGCATGGCGATGAAACCTTGGTAAACACCCTGCGCGATTGCATCAGGGCTAAACCTATACAACCTTTGGAATGGTTAGCAAAGGCATTGCCGCCTGATGGCATAAAACCCAAACTTAACAAACAGGAATCATTGGAAGCGTCAAACCGCGCCGTTGTTGAAAAACTATTGAAGAAAGAAGGTTTTGTATGAACGCAAATCAAAAAGCCAATTTTTACAAATTAGTTGGCGATGCCCTTGGCTACTGGAAACAGGATGTAAGCGAATTTACATTGAATGTTTGGTGGAACGGTTGCCAAGCCTTTGAGTTTGAACAAGTAGTTCAGGCATTAAGCAACCATGCGACCGACCCCGACAAAGGGCACTTTGCGCCAAAGGTAGCCGATATTGTGCGTATCTTGGGCGGCACTAAAACCGACCGTTCTTTGCGTGAATGGGGGCGGGTGTATGAGGCTATGAGTTCGGTTGGGGCTTATAGCGATGTTGATTTTGGCGATAGCGCAACCCATGCAAGTATTCGGGACATGGGTGGATGGGCAAAAGTTTGCCGCACCGAAACGAAAGAATTAAGTTATTTACAACATCGGTTTTGTGAACTGTACAAAGCGCACGATGGGCAAACAAGCCATGTACCCGCTTTGATGGGCGATAGGTCGCCTGATGAAATGTTTAAGAAAAAGGGCTTGGCTTTGCCTAAACCTAGACTGATTGCAGGGGGCAACCCAAAAAAGCCGCTTGAATTGCATACCCAAATTACGCAAGCATTGGGGTACAAATGACACACGAAATGGCTATGCGAATATTGGACAGGGTGCGGGATGGGGTTAGTTACCCACAATGGGTAATCCGCAAAGCCTTGGAATTAACTGGCGACATTGATGGACATGGAACACTTTAAGGATTGCGAAGCGCGGGAATGGATTGCCCGCTACCGCAAAAAGCATTTAGAAGAAGGTAAGGGCGAAGCAATCGAATGGTGGGCAAAAACTATTAAAGAAATTGCCGCCAAACGGGGGCAAAAGGTTGCCGATGATTTAAAGCGCAGAATGAATGAACAAAAGGATTTAAATGCGATACGCCGCTAGGGTTGATGCCAACCAAGAACAGATTGTTAGCGCACTACGCGCCGCGGGTGCTTATGTTTGGATTATTGGGCTACCCGTTGACCTACTAGTTGGTTACCGCGGGCATACATTCTTGGTAGAGATAAAAAGCACGGTTAAAGGGCGTTTAACGGGGCTACAAGCCGACTTCTTTAAGAATTGGGGCGGGAGTACCTTGTGCCGCGTTGACACGCCTGAAGCGGCTTTAAGAATGATTGGAGTAATTAAATGAACGCACCATACAAAGCAATTGATTTCATATTGGAAAACGCGGCTAAATTTGCCAAGGCTAAAAGCGAACGCATATACCTTGATGAATTTAGACGGGTTAAACGCGCTTTGCTGATGAAGCAAGCAATGGAAATGGGTTACGAAAGCGCGGTAGCACAGGAACGCGAAGCCTACGCCCATTCAGAATATGAAGAATTGTTAAGAGGGTTAGCCGTAGCCGTGGAACAGGAAGAATTGTTACGTTGGAAATTAACCGCGGCTACTTTAAAAACGGAAATATGGCGAACCGAATCGGCTAACGAACGCAATGGCATAAAAGCAACGGAATAAACAATTTGTTGAAAAAACTGTATTAGTAATCTTATAATTTAACCATGCCGTTACATCACGGTCTTTTAGAAAGCAAACAATGTGGCCCTTTCCCCCGTTTCCAAACCCAAAAGATAAGGGGCGTAAAACCCCCAAATTCAACCCTGATAACTTTGAGGATTCGCCCGTATGACGCCTTTAATACGTGAAGCAATCAAAATGGCTTTTGATGGTGGCATAGACCCTACAGAAATTCAATGGTTTGACTTGTCGGGTTATGTTGACGATAGAAGCCATGCGGTAACCGAACCGCTGATGAAATATCGACCCCCTTTTGAAAAAAACATTGTTGTTTGGCGCGGCAAAACAAAAAGCCATGCGTCATTTGACACTATTTTTATGGTAGTTGGTACAGACCCTAATGAGGGTATTGTTATATCAACTTGGAAGGGCGTAACAGGGCGTATGCCAACTAAATTCCCATCAATGGTTTATTTAATTGAAGGCAATATGTTGCGGTATGGCCCTATAGATGATGGCGCGGAAATATCTAAAGAAATGGCAGAAACAATGCTTGCGTTTTGTGGTAATTGGCTTGAATCGTTAACGCAATCAGTTCAAGCGCATAAACCAATTGCCAAACTTAGTTTTACCAATCAGCGCAAAATTAAAGATGGAAAAATGCCTACTTACGATTGGACTACGGTAATTGTTGAAGCCGCAAAACCTAAAAATGAGTATCAAGGCGGTACACACGCAAGCCCTAGATTGCATGACCGCAGGGGGCATTTAAGGCGGCTTAAAACGGGTCAAACTTGTTGGGTTAAAGCCCACAAAGTTGGCGATATAACAAAAGGTATTGTTTTTCACGATTATGTAATTCAAAAAGGTCAAATATGAGAGATTACGAATTTACCTTTAACGCCACAACAGGCGCGGGCGGTGAAACCGTCACTTGCAAAATGTCATACGAACGGGATGAACATGGCACATTTTTTGAAAACATTGAAGATGTAACCTATGAGGGCATCAGCATTATGGGCTTGTTAATTGATGAACAATATAGCGAACTAGAAATGGTTGGCATTATGAAGTTGGCTACACATTTAAAAGAAGAATCCGACAGGGCGCAAGAACCATGAGCAAACAATGGGGATTGATATTCTTGTTTCTGATTGCCTTTTGGGGTTGGGTTATTTTTATCCTAAAGGGCGCAATATGATGCCGCAAATAGACATTGGCGCACGGTTTGCCAATCACAAATTTAAACTTTGTACCAAATGCGATATTGATAAACCGCCCGAAGGCGGGATAGACATAGGGCATAAATGGATTTGCCAATCATGTTGGAACAAGCGCATTACAGGCAAATACCTTAGACAAAACAGTAAAAATGCGTAAACGCACTAAACGAAAGTTTTGGGCATTGCTAGACCCAATCGCGCATGGCATTGTTGGGGCTAGTTACACGCCTAGACATTTGTTAGACAAGTTAAGGCTAACCGAATATGCCGCTTTGGAATCAATCACCAAGGGTAATGGCACGGTACAAGATTGGCGAACCTTAGTAGATGTTATGAACCTTGCGGAAATGATGGCTAAAAACGGCGTCGGGCCTGAAGTGTTACCCGTATGCGAGAAAGCCCAAGAAAGCCTACACAAAGCCGCTATACGCTACCAAACAACGCTAAAGATGGGGTTGGATGGGGTTGGCATACAGGCTTTGCGGGATTTACTGGAATATGCCGATTTGCAACAGGGAAGCATCACCCGCGCAGAATTTGAACGCTATGTGCAAAAGACAAGAAATTACATTAAATCAAACGGCAACTTAGTTGTTGAAATCGAATGAAAATCACAATACAAGACAAAATCGTAGATGATATTTTTAGTTATGTAGAGAAAAGGCAATTTCCCTATTACAACTACACATTCAAAGAAAAGATTAAAGAGTTTGAAACACTAAGCAAATTTGATTTCAAACGAACAATTAAAGGGAATATCCTAAGTCAAACAATGCACGGTTTGGGATTGGCTTGGAGTTATCACCCACACGCATGGGAAGTTCAAACCCGCGAAATGATTACCCCGATGCAAGTTTGGCAAGATAAAACCGTTTTGCGTAAAGCATTAACCAAACGCCTAAACCGCGGCGGGTTAGAAATGTTATTGCCAAACAATGAAATGACAGATAGCCAAATTCGCAAGGCGTTGCGTAGTTACTCAGGCGTTCAGGCGGTAAGCAACTTTAGACCATCAACCGCGGCGGCAATCTATCAAAAATACTGTAAACCCCGCGGCGTTGTTTGGGATATGTCGTGCGGCTTTGGCGGTAGGTTGTTAGGGGCTTATGCAAGTGGCAATGTATCCAAGTACATCGGTACTGACCCAAGCCAAAAGACAATGCAGGGTTTATTGTCAATGATTGATGACTTTAGACATTTGCCAATGGATGCCGAATTGAACATGGTAGGTAGCGAAATGTTCGTTCCCGCTGAACCCGTTGATTTGTGTTTTACATCGCCCCCGTACTTTGATACTGAAAAATACGCGGATGAATCAACTCAAAGTTTTAAAGCCTATGATACGGTCGATAGATGGAATGAAGATTTCTTACGCCAAACCATTAAAAATTGCTATCAAGCATTAAAATCAGATGGTTATTTAATATTAAATGTTGCTAATGTTAAATCGCACCCTAATTTAGAACGCGATACATTGGAAATAGCAGGGCAAGAAAAGTTCGAGTTACAAGAAATATTAAAAATGCAACTTTCCCACATTAGTAAGGGCGGTTTTAAATATGAACCCGTATTTGTATTTAAGAAAGTAGAGAAAATGCCAATTCAACGATGGTTAAACGGATAATGAGATTCCCTAAACATCAATATATCCGTAGCCAAACTATATTACGCAACGCCCGTGAAATCCCATGCCAACATTGCGGCGCGGATGACGGAACGGTAATAGCCGCACATACCAATTGGCAAGGCGGTAAAGGTCGGGGGATAAAAGCCGATGACAACCTAATTGCAAGCCTTTGCCATGCTTGTCACATGGAAATTGACCAAGGCAAGGATTTAGACAAGTTTGAACGACAAAAGATTTGGTTTGCCGCACATTTGAAAACGGTGCGAAAATTACAGGCATTGGGCTTATGGCCCGCCGATGTTCCACTACCCGAAGGACTATGATGGTTAAATTCCGTGCCGAAGCCGCCCAAAGCGACCCCGTAATGCAGTTTGTTCAATGCTTATTGCATAGCGTCACCAACGCGCATATCCTACATTTCCAAAGCCTAAGTTACTCTCAGCACATGGCATTAGGTGCGTATTACGATGAAGTAAGCGACCTAGTAGATGGATTCGTAGAAGCGTTCCAAGGTAAGTACGGGCTATTGACTAAGTACCAATCGGATTACCAATTGCCTGACAATAACCCCGTAACCTACTTAACCTACCTTAAAGATGAAGTAGCGACCCTGCGCCGCGCATCAGGATTTCCGCAAGATAGCGAACTACAGAACGAAGTAGATAACATCGCCAACCTGATTAACACTACCCTTTATAAACTACGATTCTTAGCCTAATGCCATCAGTACCCACTAACGGTAAGTGTTCATCATTAGGGTGTAAGAACCCTAGAAGTAAGTTGAACACCTACTGCTTAGAACATGGTGGTATCGACAACATGGCTAGGCGGGAAACAGATAGCGCATACCAAACGCCATTATGGAAAAGCATCAGGGCAGTTCAGATAAGCAAACAACCCCTATGCCAAGGGTGTTTATCTAGGAACATAGTGGCATCAGCAAAGCATATAGACCATCTGTTTGCATGGAAGCATATAGGTAGCCATGCGTTTAGCCGCAACATATTCCAATCCCTTTGCCACAATTGCCATAGCCAAAAATCAGGGCTAGAAAAGCAGGGAATCTACAGGCACTACGCCCAAGATGGTGCAAAAGACTACACAAAGAACGATTATGCGTATATGGTGACAAATGAACATAGGGCATGAACATCAACCAAAAGGCGCAAGTGTTGTTTATTGGATACACAAGCCCGAACATACCGACATATTTACACAAGGCTATGTAGGCATTACAAACGGAAAAGCGCGGGAACGGTGGGCAGAACATAGAAGGTCATCACGCAAAAACCCCGATGTGCATTGCGTGGTAATTAACCATGCTATTCGCAAACATCGCGATTTAATCTATGAAGTGGTAGTAGTAGCCGATACCCGTGAATATTGCGAACGCATAGAAGGGTTGTTAAGACCTACTAACAACATCGGTTACAACATAGCCCGCGGTGGTATGCCCGTTGATACCATGATGGGCGGCATAGCCAATAGGGAACGATGGATTAAATATTGGATAGATAACCCCATTGAAGCGGCTAACCGTTGGTGGGATACAGAACGCGCATTGCTTAATAAACAAGCAATAGTACATCGCAGGGCAAGAAAGCCCAAGCCATTTACAAAAGATAGAAAGCCGCACAAAGATAGCAATTCAAAGTGTACGGGTGTTACATGGTTTACTAAGTACAGTAAGTGGCGGGCGCAGATAGGCATAAGCCCTATTGTTATCACATTGGGTTACTTTGATACCAAAGAACAAGCGCAAAATGCCTACCTACAGGCTAAAGCCATATACAAATCGCATAAGCAAGGCAACATAGAATTGCATCAAGCAATACGTCAAATTAAGGGCGATAATAGTGGACTTTTGTTTTAAAAAGTAAAATATTTTGGAACGGTTGAAAAG